TAGTCTTACCCAGGCAGGACTACTCACGCTGATCATCAGCAGAGCATAGGTTTTTGCTGCGGTTACGTCGACTGATGCCGTAGCGTTAGCAGCAAGGGATGAAGCTGTTCCACTCACAAACTGTCTGTTGATCGTAACAACGCCGGTCGCGTTCGTACCAACGTCGGCGAACACAAGCCCAGTTCCTGTGCTGTTCACAATCAGTGATTGTCCAGCAGCACCGTACGAATCTGGAACGTCAGTCAAGCCCAACGAAGTACTCGATCCAGCTGTAGTAGTCGAGTTGACCCAGTTCATTCCGTTGTAAGTCAGAACCTGGTTCGTCGTCGGTGTGGTGATTACAACATCGCTCAATGCATCTAGGTTATTGGTTGCGTTTACCCAACTGCTACCGTTGTATCTAAGTATCTGCAAGTTCGAAGGTGTATTAACCGCAACGTCAGTAAGTGCATCGAGGTTGTAAGTAGGGGCATTAGCGTTAACCCAGTTCGTACCATTATATGAAATGATTTGCCCTGAAGAAGCAGAAGTGATAGCGACATCGCTTAGAGCATCGAGGTTGTTAGTTGAGTTGACCCAGTTCGTACCATTGTAACTTATGACCTGACCAGAACTTGCTGTGGTGATGACAACATCACTCAATGCATCTAGGTTATTTGTCGAGTTCACCCAGTTGGTACCATTATAGCTTATGACCTGACCAGAACTAGCAGTAGTAATAACAACGTCGCTTAAACCGTCTAGGTTGTTCGTAGCATTTACCCAGTTAGTGCCATTATAGTTAAGAATTTGGCCAGTGCTAGGTGTAGTAATAACAACGTCGCTTAGACTGTCGAAGTTGATTGTAGCGTTTACCCAACTTGTTCCGTTGTATCTAAGTATCTGTAGGTTTGCAGGTGTACTAACCACTACATCCGTTAAAGCATCGAGGTTATACGTCGCTGCAGCGGTGTTAACCCAACTCGTTCCGTTGTAAGAAAGAGTTTGTCCAGAAGATGGAGTAGTGATAACTACATCACTTAAACCATCTAGGTTAACAACACTAACACTTGGTGCAACGTTCACCCAGTTCGTACCGTTATACGACAAGATTTGATTAGTTGAAGGTGTGGTGATAACTACATCTGTAAGCCCATCAAGGTTAATTGCATTAACACCAGGTGTAACATTGACCCAGTTCGTTCCGTTATAAGACAAGGTTTGCCCAGAAGAAGGAGTTGTTACTACAACATCAGTCAATGCATCGAGGTTGTAAGTAAAGGTGTGGTTGACCCAGTTCGTACCGTTATATCTCAGCGATTGCCCTGTAGCTGCGGTGCTAATGACTACATCTGTTAGAGCATCAAGGTTGTATGTTGGCACAGTCGGTGTTACGTTAACCCAACTGGTTCCGTTGTATGACAGGATTTGATTCGTTGATGGTGTAGTAATCGCCACATCAGTAAGTGTATCTAGGTTGTGAGTAGTGTTGATCCACTCAGTGCCATTGTGGTAAACGATCTGACCAAGTCCAGCTGAAGTGATAGCTACGTCAGTGAGTGCATTGAGGTTGTATGAAGGAGCAGCGGAGTTTACCCAGTTAGTACCGTTGTAAGATATGAGCTGACCAGCTGAAACGGTGCCACTAATGACTACATCAGTTAACGCATCGAGGTTGTACGTAAATGTATGGTTGACCCATCCAGTTCCATCATATCTCAACGATTGCCCTGTAGTAGCAGTTGTGATTGCTACATCTGTTAGAGCATCAAGATTGTATGCGAACGTATGGTTAACCCAGTTTGTACCATCGTATCGTATAGACTGACCGGTTGCTGCGGTAGTGATCGCGACATCGTTCAGATCGTTTATGCTAGCATCTAGGCTGTACGTTGACGGAGTGACATTAACCCAGTTCGTTCCATTATAAGATAGGGTTTGTCCAGTCGTAGGTGTCGACACTGCTACGTCGGTGAGGGCATCAAGGTTATACGTTGGCGCTGCGGTGTTTACCCAGTTCGTTCCGTTATAAGCCAAGATCTGGGTATTCGCAGGCGTATTGATTACCACGTCGGTCAGGGCATCAAGGTTATACGTCGGTACAGTCGGCGTTACGTTAACCCAGTTCGTACCGTTGTACGACAGGATCTGGTTGTTTGCAGCAGAGGTGATCACCACATCTGTGAGAGCATCAAGGTTGTACGTAAACGTATGATTGACCCAAGTAGTACCATTGTAACGCAGTGATTGTCCTGTAGCTGCTGTGCTGATCACAACATCGGTCAAAGCATCGAGGTTGTACGTGAACGTATGGTTGACCCAGTTTGAACCATTGTAGCGTAGTGACTGATCTGTTAAAGGTGTCGACACAACTACGTCGGTCAGAGCATCGAGATTGTACGTTGGTGCTGCGGGAGCATTGGTGTTAACCCAGTTCGTACCGTTGTAGGACAAGATCTGAGTGTTTGTCGGTGATGTGATCACTACATCGGTCAGAGCATCAAGGTTGTATGTGACTGTTGCGGGTGTCACATTGACCCAGTTCGTTCCGTTGTAAGACAAGATCTGGTTGTTGGCTGGAGTACTAATGACTACATCGGTCAATGCGTCGAGGTTGTATGTCGCGACAGCTTGAGTTGTGTTGACCCAGTTAGTGCCGTTATACGCTAACACCTGGTTGTTGGCTGGAGTACTAATGACTACATCAGTCAGAGCGTCAAGGTTGTAAGTAAGAACTTCTGGTGTGAAGTTGACCCAGTCTCCACCGCTGTACTTAAGTAGTTGACCATTTGAAGGTGATGTGACAACAAAGTTTAGAGTACCAGAAGAACTCGAAATAGGTGGAGCCGCGTTGATCCAATTGGTACCATTATACGCCAACACCTGCCCATTCGTCGGAGTTGATACCGCTACGTTTGCAAGTCCACCGAAGCCAGTCAGTGAGCTGTTGATGTAGTTGAGAATAGGCGTGTTTTGAACCAATATCGTATTAGCATTCAACGTACCAATCGTAATTGATCCGTTGGATGTATTACCGTTCGTGATAACTCTATTGAGATCAGTATCAAATCTTAGATCTCTAAAATTCTCATCTAACTCGGCATACGTTAAACTCGTGCCTTTAGAATTTCTTAGTGTTACCGTCATAGAGGTGTACCTTCTTCGGAGTAGTATGTACCAACATAGCTTTTAATTGAGTTGCCAACAAGACCTGGGTTTGCATCGATGTATCCATCATTACAATAGTTAAAGAGTTGCTTCTCAGCAGGAGTCAATTCTTCATCAAACACATAGCACTGAAGTATCAGTTGATTCCTAATTACTGGATCTTGCTCTTGAGCAATCTGTTGCAACAAAACTTCGTAATTTGGCTTAGTCATATGCGTTATCCAGCAAAAACCGTGGCAGAACCTGTTGCTGCAGCGTTAGCTGGAAACGGACCTGGACAACCGCCTAGATCGTGACCACTGGTGGCATCACCTTTACGGTGCACAGCGATGCCTGATATGAAAACTGTAGATGATCCACCAACAGCTATGTCGGCACAACCCGCCATGCCATCACCGATGACGATGGCGAGTTTACCGTTAACGTACACCGTACTGTTTAAGCCGGCTTTGTAAGTGCCTTGATGGAATGGGTTCGGGCATGACGATGCATGCCCGACGTTCTTATCAGTTTGATCCACACATATCCCGCTCATCTTCTTTTTTCCTTATGACTGCCATGTTGCCCATGATCTCCCACTCTAAGAGTGTTTGATCGTCCCAGCCCATTTGCTTCATGAGAGCTGCATTTAGTTCTATATATGGTTCTCCGAACTCATCTTCTTTCACCGTTGATACACTTACGATCTCTGACATTACAGTCCTAACCTATCTCTTTCGATGATATAGGACTTCACGAGTCTTGATCGAACGATGTCTTCTACTTGGAAGTCAACGAACTCGAACTCTCTCATGCGATGAATGATCTTCATGAAGTCACGTAGACCAGAGAGTTCTTTCTTGCGTTCAGATGTAAGGTCGTCCTGCTTAACGTCACCGCAGAAGATGATCCGGCAGTTCTCACCAACACGAGTCATGACTGTATGAAGTTCACCGTCACCCATGTTCTGTACTTCGTCGACCACAAGAATACAGTCGTCGAATGTCTCACCACGAAGGTACGATGTTGTGATAAACTCTACATACCCTTTACCCTTGAGAATCTCATATGCATCGCCGCGGCCAAACAGCTTTGTGCAGATAGGAACATACGGCGATTCGAATACTTTTGCTTTGTCTTTCAGCGATCCGGGTAGGAACCCTTGATCACGCGTAGAAACAGTTGATCGTACGATGTAAACTTTCTTGTACTGAGAGTTTGACTTTACTACTTCTTTCAATGCGAAGTATAAGCCAAGGAAGGTCTTACCGGTACCAGCGATGCCATGTAGCATGAGGTTATAGCCATCATCCCAAAAGTCAAATGCAACTCTTTGATTCTCGGTCATCGGTGCAACGTCATCTTTCATACTGAATTGCTGACGCTGATCGTTTGTAGTAAATTCATCTCCCTGTTGACGTTGCACTCGTTTTTGTTTTTTAGTCACTCTTTGTTGATGCAGGGGCATTAGAGGTCCTTGTATTATCGTGTATTGATCGTCGAATGAATGTGTGCAGACTTAGCTTTTTGAAGGACGTCATTAAAGCCACTGTCGATCTTACGCACACCCAGTCTCACCGAGTCCCCGAAGGCCGGTGTTGCCAAACACTGCTTGATGTGAGGGTTGCTTGCTAGAAACTCTTCGCGTTCACTCAACGACATAATCGTCGTGAACTCTTCTTGGGTTTCTTCGTTGCGGAACGTATATGTTGGCATCATCTTCTCCAAATAAAAAGGGACCCATGATAGGGTCCCTTTGTCACTACCACAATTGTATTTATGGTATTATGTAATCAACTCGTAGATGTGCCGCCAATTTTGCACTCGAGTGATGTCGCTGTGGTGTTGAGCCTTGTTGTGCCCATGTTCGAGCAGGAACGGAGTCAACCCAGCATTCAGACCAGCAACTGCGTTTTCAAACTTGTCCTCGACCCAGAAACAACCAGAGTCTTTGTACTCAGCCAGTGCTTCATCTTTGTCGGCACCAGTGTCTAGACACAGGATCTTCTCGAACGCAGTCTCACCGAACAACCGACGAATGTTCTTCCGCCGAAGCTCACCAGCATAAGGATCGTTACTGAGAGAGGTGATACAGTGGAAGACGTACCCATGCTCTTCATGGAGTTTCTTCACGTACTTGATGGCATCACGGAAAGGTGGAAGGTGTTCAATCCGAGCACTCTCGTTGAAGTGCCGAGCAAGTGCTTTGGCCTTTTCTTTCGGAATGTCGAAGGTCTTTTCGATCTGGTACTCGTCGTTCATCACGATCGGATACCCATGGAACTTCATCCATTCAGCGAACGAATGGAACCAATCGAGCAGAACACCGTCTGCGTCGACTAGGATTACTTTGTTAGACAGTTTCATCTTGAACTTTCTCTGGTTACATTACCAATATAATCACTTGACCGAGAATGTCAATAGCTATTGTTCGCGAGGTTCAAAGAATTTTTCTTTCTGGCTTGACTTCTGGTATCGCTGTTGCTTTACCGCTTCTTTCTTAGCGTTATACCGCTTACCATCTTTACGAGCGTCATCAACAGACCCCCACTCGTCTTCGTACCAGTCACTGAACTTCTTCTGCTTCTTAGCCATTTTTTGGTTTTCTGCCACGCTTCTTTGGTTGATCCGCTTCTGCGGTTGGTTGGGGTTGGTCCAAAGGGAGTTGTAGTCCCATTGCTTCGTTGATCACGTCCGCCGGTAGACCTGCGGGCGGGGTCTGCATCAACACCTTCTCCATGAGTTTTGCATCGTCTCTGTCGATCGACTCGAGCATCTCGATGAATAGAAACTCACGGCGATATTGTTGAAGGCGTTCTCCGTCGAATCCTTTGATGAAGTATCTCAGTTTACGTACTTGACGATACAACATACCTTGTGATTCGACATGAGGTGATGGTGTGTATGGTGGAGGACTCGTGTTCGGAATGTTCCATTCGTAACGCTTGTCGTACATCAACATTAGGATAGTACGAAGAGCTTCACTGTTGTTCCGTCGAATCCATTCGACTTTTGCTTCTCGTGTTGGCAGTTCACATGCTTTAGCAACGATCTCTGATAGTGAATACGTTGTACTCAATAGGGTTCTCCTCAGAACTCACTGAGACTTTCAGTGAGCAATTTCAAACGGTTTTTGATGAAAAAGTCGAGAAGTTGCGAGCGGTCTTTAGTGTTCTCTGCGGAGTACGCCTCGAGGATCTTTTCTTTGAGGTGCTGGGGTACTTCAGACAAGTCGATCAATGACTTATTCCGCAGGTAGTTGCGCTTAACTTCTGAACTCATCTTATTTATATCGATCCATTCTTCCAGACGCTTTTTGGTAACAGGCTTCTGGCGGATGTTCATCACAAACGAGTTGTCAGGAGAAAGGATGTTGGGAACGCCGTCACCAGCATCACCTTTGACGATGTGTTCGTAGAGATACTGCTCGGGGTTCGAGTGTACTACCCACTTCTTCAAGACAGGATTATACTGCTTGATGTTGGCGTACTTGTGAAGCTGGATGTAGTCCTTGTCGCCCGAGAGGATCAGGAACTTCTCACCCGTGTTGAGCTCACGACCTTCTTCATGGATGATCGTGCCGATGATGTCGTCAGCCTCAGCACCATCGATCTGAATGACTTTGTAGGGGAACACTTCCTTGAGTTCTTGACGAACTTTGTTGAGAGCGTTGAAGATCGAAGTCCAATCGAGTTCCGACTCTTCGCGGTGTTTACGACGAGCAGCTTTGTAGTAAGGGAACATTTGACGACGCCAGTAGTTTTTGTCGTCAGCACAGATGATAAGCTCGCCGAACTCATCCTTGAACTTCATACGGTTGAAGCGGATCGAGTTGAGCACCATGTGACGAATCATGTTTTCGTCTACTTCGGCGTTGTGGTGATTGCCAATCTGAACCATCAGGTTAGCAATCATAACTTGGTTGAGGTCGACCAGAATGGCCATGTTAGAACTCCTGTAAATTTGGCTGTGATAGAACTATATATCACACTTTTGCAAGTGTCAACCGTTACTTGTAGACTTTGAGGATAATCATCTCCTCATTCAGTCGTCCATTCGCAGGAGCTGCTTTCGTGGCGATGTCACTGAACACCTTACTCACCCGAGCCTTCGTGGTCTTACCAATCTCGGTCAAAATATCTTCAGGTTTACGAAGAGTCTTACGAACACACTGTTCTTCTCGAATGTTGGTAATGGTAGTACCCTTGATCGAGAACCCATCGACAGAAGCCGCAACGAGTTGGATCAGGTGTCGATACTTCGTGTTGAAGAGATACGCTTCAGTGGCCCCAATCAGGTTCGCTGGATCAACCGACGTCAGCTTGTACTCAGCGCTTTCCTTTTGATACTTGACCCGAGCAACAAGCTTCTCAACCGGAACCTTCTTCTTTGCTCGTGGCTGTCGAGGAGCACGAACCTTCGCCGCAGTAGAAGCATTCATGAACTTCTGACAATCATCGATGATGTTCTTGATGAAGGCCATATAGTCCTTCTTATCCTTCGCAGTCTTCAGGTGCTTATAACCTTCGACCAGATCGGGAGTCTTCTTCGTCACGAGTTCTTCGGCTTCGTCGTAGAGCGGCTTGTAGTAGTCATACACCTTTTGAACAAGAGGCTTAGGCGCAGCGATCTTCTTCAGTTCGTTGTAGACCGAATAGGTTTCATCGTTCGATTCGGTGTATGTATCAACGACTGATTCTACTTCAGCGATGAAGTCATGGATCTTGTCAGCAAGAATGTCAGCTGAAGTCTTGACCGGCTTAGCTGAGACAAGAGCTTCTGATTGACGATTTGCTTTCCCTGCTTCAATCGCTGCGGCAATACCGTCCTTGATGCGCTTCATGTACTTTTCTTCGAGCTGAGCGCCTGCCATGTGCATCTTACACAGACCACCGAGGGTCGTATTGACTCGCCAATCTGCAGAGTGTTTGAAGTCAGCGAGTTCGCTTGCAGTCATGTTCTTCTTGACCCATGCCTCAGCCCACTTGAACGCGTCCTTGTGATCGTAGAAGTAACCATAGTTACGAAGACACTGATAGATCGCATGATCCATATCTTCAGGTCTGACTGTGGCCCAGTTCGTGATCTCAGCACCAACGTGCTTTTCCTCGAGAACCTTCGCTGCCCCAGACTTACGCTGAGGCACCGGTTTCAGTTCGGGTTTCTTTTTCTTAGCCGTGATTTTCTTGAGCGTAGCAGCCATTACAGATCTCCTTTGAGAACAGTATAAACCATCACAGAAGCGATGTCAATAGATTCTTCCACTCATCATGCCGCCATGCCCACTCGTAAGTGGCGTTCAAGAATTGAATCCGCTCTGGACTTACTTCGAATCCGTACAGGACATCCTCGATTGCACCTTCGAGTGTATGTTCAAACCTCGATAGGTGTACATCCGGCTTTTCGGTGTAGTCGTACATGTAAGTACAACCCATCGAAGTCTCTGGAAGCGCAGCAAGAGAAGAGTGGACACACGTCAGACCTGCACACATAGCTTCGATCAAGACCAAACACGAGGTTTCTTGCCAGATCGAAGGATAGGCCAAGATGTGCGATCGCATGAGCTCTTCACGGATCTTACTGTTTGGTACAGACTTCGAGTAGTTGATCCCTGGATGTTTGCTCAGCTTCTCAAAGAGTTGCTTGTATGGTTCGTCACGGGCTTCCCATCCGTACAGATCAAACGACGAGAAGACGTTCAGTTCGATCTTATCGCCGAATCGTTTGTACATCTTATCAAACGCTGGATAGACCAGTTCAAGGCCACGATGAGGTGTAGAGAAGTACATCAGACGAACCTTGTCTTCCGGCTTCTTATGCTCTGGAAAAGGCTCGATCGCATTCTTGAGTACGACACCAGCATCAAATGGAACACCGAGATACGCATTGAACATCTGTTGTTGCCAATGGCTGACAAACACCAACTTATCAAAGCGCTTCCATCCGCCGTTACGAAGATGCTCCGCCTCGGGGTCACCGGGCAGATCATGCAGAACGTAGATCTTCTTCTTGTTCGGATCAAGCTCACGAACGCGAGAGTGAATGATTTGGAAATGCGAAAGCAACTCAGGCGGAAGGGAATTAATCCGATCCGCCATAAGTTCAGTTCCGCCACGAGGGGCTTTAGTCACTATACGCTGCTCCATTGACAGAGATTACGTTGTCCCAACGGAATGATCGCCAACCTTGATTGATCGTATCAAACACCGCACAGACGTCAGGATTAATCTCACGAACCTTCTTTTGGCTGAGCGGATCTTCCGTCTTTGCAGTCGGTAGAATATCTGGCTTAAGCGTGCAGGTCATAACACGAACATCACCGCTAAGCTTTCGAAACTCAATGTCAACCACTTCTTCTTTCAGAAGATCGATCACATCAGATCTTGCCATCACCATATCCTCCAATCGTGTTTTCTACTTCAGCCGCAAAGTCAGTGTATCCACCGATGTAACGATTATCCCACCAGATCTGCGGAACAGTCTTTGCTTCGGGCTTCAACGCCTTCATCTCAATGTAGAACTGTTCGTTCTCATCGACGAGGCGATACTCGTACTGAAGTTCCCTGGCCTCAGCCAGGGATACTGCAGCTTTACACCATTTGCACGTAGTAGTGCCGTAAATGGTGATCATTCGGCATCAGCCTTCTTCTGGATACGCGAGTTGTCCTTCAGACGAGCGACGAACTCTTTACCCGAGACCTTGACCTTGATGAACTTCTTGTTCGTCTGCTCTTTGTTTGGGTTCGGAACGGTCATGACAACGTCCTTACCTTTCGACAGAGCCCGAAGTTGATTCGCCAGGCGCTCGCTGGACTGAAGATACTCGGTGCGCATAGCATTCGAGATTTTGCGATCCACGTTGCGGTGGATGCCCTGCGAGATAAAGCCTTTCGACTTGCCACCCTTCTTAGCCATTCTGTATTCACTCCTTGAATGTTGCCTTACGGCGTATATTTATCTAGTCTATCACAGGTCGAGTGAAGTGTCAACCTGTAATGCATTGATCAAATTGGTCAACATGTCTTCGTACGTCTCGACCATGTGGATGCCATATCGATCGCATACCATCTTGACGTTGCCGTAACGATAGAACTCTTTCGGGCAACATACCATAGTAGTATCGGGTACGCCAAACAGACCAAGCTCGAGCAGCGTGATCGGAGACTTTGAGTCTGCGGCAAAGTAGTAGATCAACGCAGACGCGTTTTCTTGATGCCAGAGTTCCCATGAAACTTGTTCAAAGAACTGAGTTCCTGGCGTAGGGTCTTGCGTCCAAGAAGAATCCCAGTCATCTCGGCGAGGATTCACGAGTACGAAGTTATCACCGAACTCAGACAGGTCTTTCGCCAAACGATCTTGCCAGTCTTCAGCAGCGCCCATGTCAATAGAACCACCGAGGAAGATCGTGGTCTTACCTTCATACGGTACTGGGTTCGGGGCCTTAACTACGATAGTCATCCATCATCTCCTTAATTCTTGCGTTGCGCAGTTTTTCAGTTTCAATCAGCTCGACGTTTCCGCGATAGATGATCATCCAAGTGATCGTCAAGATGACGAAGTTCATAGCGGTTAGCCAAGAACCTCCACCATAGATTACCAAGAACGCCATGATCGGGTTTGCAACTATCATGGACATGGAGATATACTTAAGAATGTGAACCATTTTCAGATCCCATATACATCGGTTACGATTTCGCCAGCTCGCTTCATATCGACGAGGGCACCAAACTGATCACGAAGAGCTTTCATGATTTCACCTTTCTTTGGAACAGGCCCCATCTTGGTGCGACTGGTCATGAACACGCTAAGAAACGTAGCGATTTCTTGATCAGACGCCATCTGAGGCAGAACACCGGCAAGGATGTTACGCTCAAAGTTCAGAGCAATCTTCCGGCCATCATCGATGTTGAGCTTCAGGTTCTCATCAATCGTAGCGATCAACTTCTGAATCACCTTGATGGCTTCATCTTCAGTTGTAGCACGGTTGCCGTTGTTCTTACCGAACTTCTCGATCTCGCTCAAAGCGAAAACAATCGATGCGGCAACAGGGTTTCGAGTCTTTCGAAGGTTGATCGACTCAACTTTCAGTTTTTCAATTACAGTCATTTCTGTTTTCCTTTGAAACACGTACAGTTTTCACCACACGACTTACCGACGTGGGCAAAGGTGTTCGGGCAGATCTTTTTCATAGTCAACCTTTCACTGCCCGAACACGAGCTTTGAACATACCGTCCTTGATCTTCGTCGGGTTAGTCTCACCATTCGGGAAGACGTCTGCAAACTTAACCGCAGAAACCTGACGGAACACATCCATCACGCGTTGCAGGTGACTCGTGTCGTTGTTTTCGCTCCCCAGACGACCATTCTCATCACAGCAACCTACGAAGAACAGCAGTTTGACAACTTCAGGATCACGGAAAGCATCCATGTCTTGAAACATGTGAACCCAAGTCTTAGAGTTCAGAGTGTCCAGCTTATGCATGTGCATGTGGTACCGAGTGGTCTTCATCACACGATCCCGCATCTTCGACGGAACAGTCAGGCGATTGCAAAAGTCTTGAGCAACCTTAACACCTGAGACTTCGTGCCCGTAGTGCTTGGGCAGTTGATCACGAGGAGTCAGGCCTTTACCGAAGTCGTGAACCAGCGCTGCCAGCCGCAGTTCCAGTGATTGAACTTCCAGTGTGTCGTACTGAGCAGCTTGAGTCAGAACCAGCATGGTGTGCTCGTAAGCATCACCTTCAGGGTGCCAACGCCGAGCTTCCAGCGCAGTCTTCAGACGATAGACTTCCGGGAACAGAACGTGCAGAGCATCACACTCCAGCAGAGTGTCGAAGAACAACCGAGGGTTGGGTTCCATCAGAGCCCGGCTCAGTTCCTTCCAAACACGCTCAGCAGTCAGTTCGTTCAGAACACCCTTCTTTGCCATCGAAGAAACCAGAGCAACGGTCTCGGGAGCAACAACCCATTCCGCACCCAGACGAGCACGGAAACGTGCCAGCCGCAGAACTCGAACAGGGTCTTCAACGAAGGCATCAGAAGTATGCCGCAACACCTTGTCCTCGATGTCTTGAGAACCATTGAACGGGTCGATCACATTCAGTGGGCGAGTCTTACCGTCGTCGAAGCACTCTATCGCCATCGCGTTGATCGTCAGATCACGACGAGACAGATCTTCTTCGATCGTGACTTCGGGTCCAAACTCAACCTCGAAACCATGGTAACCCTCACCACTCTTACGTTCACGACGAGCCAGAGCCCATTCATCACCTTGGTCACTCAGGTACACCGGAAACTCAGCACCGACTTTAGTGAATGACTTGATGTAGAACGGAGGAGAAGCCATCAGCTCTGCCTCAGTTGCACCAGTGACAACATAGTCGACGTCCTGAGAACGCAGACCCAGCAGGTAATCGCGGACAAACCCGCCGACTTTGAAGTATCTCATGTTGTTCACCTTGTTCATATATACAGTCTACACCATCACGAAGAAGATGTCAACTGTTAATTGTAGCATTCTTCCATTTGATGCTCGATGCAGTCAGCCTCGAACTCGGGTTCAGCATACACTTCAGGACGAAAAGCTTTGCGCTCACTGACGCTTTGCATGTACTCGAGTTGCAGAGTGCGATCTTCTTCGATCGGGATACCCGTGCTAGCACACGCGGAAAGAATAACAAACGAGAGGATAGTGAAGTACTTCATGATTCGCTCCTTGCTTACATGATCAGACTACCACTATCCTCTCGGAATGTCAACCGTTATTTACGATTAGCCGCCCGTACTACCAAAGCCACCGATTTTAGCACCACCAAAACCACCGCGAGAACCAACTGTAACACTCGTCATAGGAGCGGCTTTAACAGTCGACACCGGCTTAGCAGCAACAGCGCTCGGTGATACATATGTCTTCTTGCCCATGCTCGACGCAAAGATGCCGGTCGTGGTAGCATACCCGCCTCCTCGAACCGAATACATCGGAACGTACGTGTAGGAGCGCTTCTTGTCACGATCGTACGAACCGGATGTGAGCGAACCCATCATATATCCGGCCATAAGCGGAATGAAGAACGAAGAACCACCGCTACTTTGAGCAGTTGTACACGCACCGACGCCATGTTCAGCTTCACAGACATTTGCGTCAGCATACTTTGGGGCTGTCTCTTTGTACTGAGCTTCAGCCACAGAGAATCCTTCGCGGCAATCTTTTTCGCTAAAGCCGGCATCAACCTGCATCGCAGCAGAGATACATTGTTCAACGTTTTTGAAGTTGAACGCTTCGTTCTCTTCTTGACAACCCGAGAGGGCGAAGGCAGAGACGGTCAGCAAACCGATGGTGAGGACTTTCATATTCGAGGAACGTTTCATGGTTTTCATCCTTAGTTCATGATAAAGTGGGGTTTGAAGCGAGAGAGGTCTTGAGTAATGCGGCTTTGATCTTCGCGGATACCCATACCTACACAAGTGCGCCCAACAATCCACGAACCAATGATAGGCCGGTAGCCATCAAAGACAGGGAGCGCACAGTATTCTTGAATGATCATCGAGTTGTGATCATATTGACGATTAGTTGACGACTCAGTCGTCTTGCCATTCTCGACGATCGTGATCGATGCACCTTCACGAGAGAAGATCGGCTTCGTCACATAGTTCGTCAGTTTGTGGCTTTCATCTGCCCAGTAAGCAGGCAGCAAGTTCTTGTGTCCCGGAAACATCTTCCAGAGAACAGGAAGGATACCTTTGTTCGACACCACTGCTTTCCAAGCAGGTTCGATCATTCGGCAACGAGACGAAGCCAGATTGACCGCGTATTGATCACGAAGAATATCTTCCCACGGATAAAGCTTGAACAGAGAACCCATCACACGATTCTGGTCGTCGACGAATTGACCAGCGGTGGACAACCCAATGTCTTCCATCTTCGTGTAGTGTGCGATCAGACCCGCATCAGCTGCGGCCCATGCCATCGTCTCAACTGTACCATAGTCTTCAAGGTTGTCAGTGCCACCAACAGACGCGAAGTGTACGTTTTCATTCGGAAGGAACATCTCTTGGAAACGTTCAACCAATGCATCATAAAGACGATTGAACTGGTCAGAACCTTCAGGCAGATGGCCAAGCCGGATCTTTTCTTCGAGCCAGTTCCATTGAAAGTTACCGGCCTCGAAGAGAGACGTCGGAGTGTCGGCGTTGTACTCGAGCATCTTTGCCGGACCCTTGCCATCATATGCAAGGTCAAAGCGTCCATACAGTTCTTGCTCGTTTTGCTTCCACGAGTTCCGAACGAAGTCCATCATATTCGAAGGGATACCCATCTTCGTCATGAGGCGTTCGTTGTCGACGATCTCATCGACAGCTTGTCGGCACATCTCGTGTAACTCGGTGCTCGGGTCCTCGATGTCGTTCTCCACCTGTTCAAGGTTGAACTCATACATCGACGTCTCATCCCAGTAGGGTTCGCCATACATGGTATGAAAGTTGAACCCGATCTCTTCGGCGTCAGCCATCCAGTTTGGGCGTTCTTGAGTAGGAACTCGTTTCATCACAATCTCATGTTGTTCATCATATAGAAGTTATACACCAACTTTACGCTGGTGTCAACCGTTTTTCTTACCAATTGAAGAGGTCGTTCAAGAATCCGTCAGACTTCTGGCTGACTCGACCAGAGAGGATCGCGAAGTTACGATCGTAAACACCTGCAAGATGCATGAGCGCATCTTGAGTACGTTTCAGTTGAAGCTCTACCGTTTCGAGTCGCCGCAGTTTTTCTTCAGCTACGGCGAGTCTTTCTTCAAGGCTCATCACTTCTGAATGCTCCATATGCTACAACCAGGATAGCGTTCGCGAGACACGCTGAGAAGAACGCGACTGGATCTTCAAATGTTTGTCCGGCAACGTAACCGAAAAGACCACCTTGAATGATGAGGGGAATAAGGGACCACATGTTTTTCACCTATGCAGAGAGAGTTTACGAATTTCGTCCATGACGTCTGCTGGAGTCAGATCGCATGCAAACAGCCATGCACAGGTGACTTCCGAAGTCAGAAATACCTTGCCGTAGAAGTTGCGCCATGGATACGTTGGATCAA